ATTGTCAATCGCTTTGAGAAATTCTCTAACGCCGTTTACGACGAGTGGCATTTTTAATCTCCTTTGCGCGATCTTGTAGCACTTGCACTATAGCCCTTAACATCTCTGAGTCCATGTTAATAAACTCACTAGGCGCGATCCCAGTCTCTACACTTAAAGCAGCCACTGTGTAAAGAATAGAATCACGCTGCGTTATTTTTTTTCTTCGTCTAATACCTCGACAGTTTCTAAGCTGTCTATAAACTCAATACCAAACATAGGTACAGTTACATTAGCCCTACGTAAGCACTCATGGGCTAAGAAATAAATCTCAGTCTGCCGTTCGTGATCACGTAGGACTTTACTAATTCCTGCGCCATACTTTAACTCAAAAGCGTACTCGACACCTGGCGTAATCTTGTGTTCAGATACTTCGCCATTAGCCCTTGTTATCTTTAGCTTTGCCATTATTCAACCTCTCAGGATGTAGTTACTACAATAACGCTATTACAGGTAAATGTGATGCTTTGTGATGATATGTCGCCTACTGAGCCATTAACATCTTGTGTATTGTTGACTAGCACTGTAGTGCTAAAAAGCGGATTGGTTGCGCTTGTTGCTGCAGAAGTCTGCTTAATTGTTAGTGGCACTGTAGTACCCCATGCAGCTTGCAAAGTAGCGTTTACGTTGCTTGCAGCGGTATCATTTAGAAAATCTAGAGTAATAGTGCTTGCTTCCAAGCCCTTTGCAAACTTGTGTGATGTGTCACCCATAGCTGTTACTTCTAATTCATCAAATGAGCGGTTAATTGTTACGGCTGTTACGTGATCGCTTAGAGCGATACTGTTCAGCGTGACAACAACGCCATTACTTAGATAGATTGCCATTATTCGTTGTCCTCATCTTTCTTAGCCGCTGGTTTTTTAACCGCTGCTGGTTGGTCAGTAATCTGGCCTATTTTGACCAGAAAGTTATATTCTTCTTCTGTTAATCCATTGTATGACATTTTAACTCCAACTCGTTAGTGTGTTGACTGTTATCTCACTAACTAACAGGTCACCGCTTTGTGCGCTAACTATACTAGGTGCTGAGATAGCAGATATGTTTATTACTAGATTTGATGCTGCTAATTTTGTTACTACTGCCAATATGTAATCTTCCATGCCTGCTAGATTGCCTTGATTATCTAACGCTGGTTTAGTTATCAAAATCTTAAAATTAGCCATAGGGCTTACTGTTATGTGATCGTTATTGCTAGGCGTAAGATAAGGATCGCTAGGTGTTACCACCACGCTATTAGCCAATAATGTAGCTGGTGGAAAACTAAACACAGACCATACGCCTGCATTAGTTAAATCTGTTGCTAGCGTGCTGCGTAGTGTGGTAATTGCAGCTGGCATTAGCCGACCAGTGAGTTAGGACTACTATATGGCTGGATGAGACCACGCACTCGATTTATTAGCTGATAACCCATGCGATAGGGCGACGCAGCGATCCCATCCATGCCTACCCCACCAGTTTGGCTAACTTGTCTGGCTTGCCATATATCTACAGCTACGATCATCGCAGCTTCTCTTATAGCAGGGGTCGCAGTGTAAGCCTGTGCTTTATGCTCTGGGCCAAGGGCTCGGCCGTATGGTTTAATAAAATGGAAGTTATCGTCTGCAGCTGTCTTTGCGTATTGAATAATGCTATAACCGTTAGGGTATGAACTAAATGCGTATGTACTCCAAAATGCTGTGCCAATAGATGCTGGCACTGTAGTACCAGGAAATGATCCTGTTAATGTGTATGTGCCATTATAGGTTGCACCACAATTACTTACTGTTATTGATTGACCAGTTACAAATATACCTGGATTTGCTAATACTAGAGTCGCTACGTTATTGCTAATTGATGAACCGATTACTGGGGCATCATTATGCCAAAGATAACCAGAAATTAAATCCTCTGCCGATTGGCAGCACTCTTCCACAGTTGCATCACTGTATAAACTGCCGATTCCTAAATTACTTCTTAACTCGGCTTGCGTGACCATTGTGGCTGCCATAGATTCCTTTCCTAAAAAGCTCCCTAGGGCTAGGGCTACTAAACCCTAGGGATTATTAAATTAACTAACTTATTACGTTAGGTTGAAGCGGCGAACGCCACCAGCGACCAATACACCTACGGCCATGTAGCCATATAGTGATGTCTCGATCTCGCCTGAAGTTGGGATGTTTGTTGACAGACGTAGAATTGGTGACTCGTAGATTGATACTGAAGATGGAACTACGATAAATGCAGACTCATCAATAGTTGTTGACACTGCGTTTGGATCTACGTATAAATCTAAACCTAATACGTTTCCACGTAGTGATGTTGGTACAGAAGATCCTGCATTGTTCATTGGATTAGCAGCATTGTAAATTGGGCGACCTGTTGAATCGGTTGCGCCTAATAGTAGTGACCACTGTGATGTACCAGCAATATACTTAGTTGCTAATTCACCTGTTGCAAGGTATGCAGCTGGTGCTTCTGTTGATACATAGGAAATAATTCCTGCTGAAGATGCTGCTACTGCTGTAGCTTGTGTACCGCCTGCAGTTAATGCTGCAATTACTGCTGCATCTGTTGCCTTGTTATAGGCACGTGTCATGTTGTCTAACATGGCTGCAAAGAACTCTGGTGAGCTGCGCTCTAGGATTTCTAAACTGTAGCGTTGTAGTCCAGCATACTTCTTAACAGTTAGGTTAACGTATGAAGATACGATACCTGTTTCAGATGGTGCTGCAGCTTCTGCAGTCTCTGCAACTGTACCTGATGTAGTGATCTTAGGTACTGAAATTGTCATGCCTGCTGCTGGTAATGCACGTGATCCGATTGCATCAATAGCTGGACGTGCGCCAATAAGTGTATCTACTACTGTAGGTACGAATTGTGTTGGTGAAAATGCTGGGTTAGTAGTAAATGAATCATCTGCAGCTGTGATGTATTTTGCAACATCAGCTTCTGCCTTCATTACCCATTGTGCTGATTCGTGGTTACCTAATTTTGCTTTGATGCTGTGTTCTAGCATATGAGCTTGTGTTCTAATTGGTGAGCGTGGCTCTGTATAGAAGGATGCACTAATCGTTGGACGTGCGGCTTCTACTGGGGCGGTCTCGACCACTGGTGCTGTTGTTGGCTCTGTGGTGTTTTCCACTTGTGCCTCACTTTCCGTAGTTGGTTGATTTGTTGCATCCGCTTCGCCTTCGCTAGCGGCAACTTTAGTTACTTGTGCTTCTGTAAATGCTGGTGACTCAACTAGGCTAACTTCTTTTAATGTTGCCTTAGTTACATAAATATAATCTTTTTTCTGTGATGATTTAATTACATCTACGCCTACAGATAGGCCATCTATTAGCTGCTCACTTGCAAGCATTAACGCATCTGAGCCTTGCATGCTGGCACTAATTTTGAAGCTAGCATAAATACCATCTTCTGCTTCGTTAAACTTTTGCATACGGCCAATAGGCTTATCGTTGCGGTGTTGCATAAGCATTTTAATTTTTCCCGGATCGCCTACTTCTATAGAGCCTTTAGCAAATACGACTTTGCCAACGCTGGTATTGCCTGGGCTCTCAAACGGCACAATTTTGCCTGCGATGACTCTGCGCTCACCGTCTGCACTTTCTATCTGACTACTGAACGTAAGTAACATCGCCACTCTCATTTCCTTTAGGTGTTAGGTCTTCCATTTCTTTTGCATAATCTATATCAATAAGTCCAAGTGCTAGCATTTTTTCTATTGTCTCTAATCTTGCTTTATCATCTGATCTTAAAAATGTTTCTGAAATATTAAAACGCACAGTGTGGCCATTGGCAGTTATATCGTTCATGCTTAATCTGTCTTCTATTGCACAGATATATGGCTGTAGTGAATAAGCTACAAACTCTTTACGACCATCAATAATATTCTGATAAGTCATGCTGTTATTCATGTCTGCAGATATATAATATGCAGGTACGTTCATAGCACGTGCAATTTGTGTGGCTAAGTATTGTGATGCTTCGTTATACATCATGTCTTTAGGACTAAATCCGACAGTCTCATACGATAATGTGCTAGTTAAATATGCAGTAGATCTTGATTGACGTGCTGCTTTCCAAGCTGCTAATAATCCTTGAACTTGCGACTCAGGCATATCTGCACCAGTGTTTTTAATAAATCCAGTTGCCATAGGTGTTTGTGCTGCTACAGCTGCGGCTTTTTCTAAATCTAATGCGCTTTGTATTGTGCGTCCTGCAGTTTGTAATACGCCTTGTGTTAATCCTTGAAATGTAACAAGTGAGCCAACGCCAACCATCGGCACTTTTTGTCCATCTACTGTGTAATATAAAACTTCTGTGCCTAATGCGTTTAATTGTGCAACTACTCGCGTGTTAGCAATCCACTCAAATCTTGATGGTCGTAAATCATCTGCATACACTTCTGTAATACGCCAAAAAGCCTGGCCGTAGAAAATAAGGCTATCAACAGTCCACGAGATAGTGACGGATCGTGGCTGTCGGATATCTGGCTGCTCGCACCAGAGTGGCTTCGCTAATTCTTCGCCTGTAG